TGCTTCTATTGCTCCATCTATCCTGTTCTTCAAAGGTATTTAGTATTTCTGATTTTACGGATTCGGGTGCTTCTGATAAATCTATAAGTTTTTTGTTGCGACAATAGTTCCTATAGACTGCCTCACCCAAGGCGTTCAAATCCTCTGTAAGTTTTTCGATAGCAGTTTGACGTAATGGTGTCTGCCTAATACCATCAACAAAACTATTGTCAGGTGATAAAACATTAGGCACACCATCAGATTGATCGCCTTTTAAGATCAACTCAAGTAGTTGTCTACGTGGGTTCTTCTCAACAATCAACTGTTTTTTCATGGGTGAATATTGACTTACATTGTCATACTTTTGAAGTTGAACAAAGTCTTTATCAGACGATACAATCATCACAGGTTCGTTTTTACCAAACTCTTGTGTGTATTCTACAAGATTTGCAATGATATCATCCGCTTCACAGTTCTCAATCAATAATGTTTTATATGGAAAGTTCTCTGATAGTTCTTCGAACACCAAATAGATTATCCGAAAGACCTCTCCCCAATCAACATCTGATTTTTGTCTACTCTTTGCTCGTTGTGCCTTATAGTTTGGAAAAACATCTTTTCTCCAGTTCTTACGACCATCTCCACAGACAACAATCTCACCATAAGATTCTTTAAACTTATTTCGATACTGTCTAATATTATTCAATATCAAGTGTCTAAACAAATCCTCATTCAAATCATTTTTATTTTGAATGACGCTTACAATCGCTATTGCATTATAATCTAATAATATCATTTATACATTATTCCTGATCTCCAGAGTTCACGTTCACCATTGTAACTAGTTCTTGCATGTAAGCTATGAACTTGATCACTTAGCACTAAGTCATATAAATCCCATTTGTGATAGTACACATACTTCTCACTAAGAACATATTGCCTTAGTTTTAACATAACATCATCACTTTGATTGACAATACCTTTTACAACAGGATATGGAAAATAAAACCCTAGTTTATTATTTACTGGGTGTTTTGTAACAATAGGTTGATATTCTACTTGTTTGATTTTAGGATCAGTACCATCTGCATCAACAAAATGATTTGCTTCTATTCGATTATTAAAGACATGACGCACATGAGAGTTTTTCCAATCCTCATCAGTCGAGTTTTTATGAATATTATCGATAACATAGTGCGCAGTTTGATTTGACCAAAACTCTTTTTGATCATCAGTCAAATCTTGATAAGCACTCTGCGCATCTGTAAATCCAGTATCACCACCAATGCAGTTGTTTTTATTCATATACATAGCTATTATTTGATCGCCTTTTGGACGCATCATCATTGCATTATGCCACCCAAGGCTCCCATCTACACGACCATGAAACATTCCTTTAGAATGAACTCTGCATATTTCTCTATAACCCTCTACAACAGACTTTACCTGTTCAGGTTGTTTAGCTATCATTCCTATGTTTCTATATAAACTTACTAAATGCTCAGGATGTACTGGACTTGTATTCTTTATAACGACAAATCTACCGTCACCAACTTTTTCCTTAATAAAGTTAGCGTGATGAGGACTGTTATAATCGATATCAGATATTTCATATCCAAAACTGATTCTTCGAACTTTCATAATATTATCCTTATTATACTCACCCACCTCAAAAGGTATTATATTAATTATATACTATTTTTATGATTCGTCAACTACTTTTTTTCTCCATCAATGCTACTGCTGCATCGTAATCTTCCTGAGACACAACACCTTCACGTAATAGCTTTTGTCTGTTAACCATATGCTTACCTTGGATTTCTTCTTTTGATCCGCCAAAGTATGCTACGCAATGTCCTTCTTCGATCATAATATCCGTTACACGCTCCCGCTTACCTTCGTAACGTTCTACCCAAAAGTCGCCTAAGATACGTCCGAACTTACCTTTCATATCTTCACCATCTTTGTTTTCTGTTGTGATTAGTTTACCGCCATTTTCTAACAGTTCTTTTAGTCTGTTCTTGGCTGCTGTGCCAAATACCTTTTCTACTTTGTCGCTTGTGCGTGACTCTGGTGTGTCAATGCCCATGATACGTACACGCTCATCTTTCAACCATACGCCAAACCCTAGATCGATATCTACGTCTACAGTGTCACCGTCTACGCATTTAAGTAGAACTACGTCATATTCGTTTGTGTTCATTTCTACTTTCCTATTATATGTTTTCGATGTATCTTACCACCGATAAAAGCATTATAATATTCATCAGGCTTCAAGAGTACATCTCTCTCTAACTGATATTTCATTTCATAGTAAGAACATTCTCCCTTTGTTTTACATAGTTTTAATATTTCACGCTTGAAGTTGTCAGGACCTTTCTTTTCTACTAATAGCTTTACTTCGGTACTACTTCCATAGTATTTACGCCAATCGCTCTCAGACCTGCTCTTAACCGCTCTCTTGCGTGTTTTAGTGACAGGAAGCTTCTTAGGTTTCCAAAAGAACTTCTTGCCAATATACTTCATTCCTGTATCAAGTTCTGTGATCTCATAGACAAAACCCTGATACTCTTCAGGCGTCTCATCAAACTCTTTATCATTATATGTCCACATAAAAAATAGCCCCTTTCAGGGCTATTTATATTAGTCGTCTAATACTTCGTATTCTAAGGGCGATCCGCACATTGAACAGTATTGCGGTATCTCTTCGCTATCAACTACAAGTACCTGAGTTTCCGCTTCACAAGCTTCACACTCTGCCCAATATTCCTCTTCCATGTATGCTCCTTAAAATGTTATTTCGCAGGCTCCACCTTGACATGCGATTGCGCCCATTGTATCTATGTCAGTAAATCGCTTTTCATCTAGTTCTGAGGTAAAGTCCACTGATTGAATGTTTTGTTGTATCTTCTCCCACTTATGTAGCAAAAACACATCTTTGAGACAATATTCAGTTTCTTTTGTGTCACCCATGAAGTAGTTGTCTGCAAACTTCTGGAAACGACGAATCCACTCAGCACGGATATCAGATACTTCACCTTGGAACTCAGGTGGAGTCTGTGCAATCTGTGTAGCTTCCCATAGATCACGGAACCCTTGCTTACGAGTATCAACGATTAGACCTGATGCAAACAATGCGCCTTTACCATATTGTGCGACGATTTGTTCTTCGGTCTTCACTTCGGTCATTGGTGCTTGAGCAAAGTCTTTATCACCAGACCCAGCCAAGAAACTAATACCAGCAAAACTATGACGGTTGTCATAAACATAATCCTCTACTTCAGACCACTGATGTGGCATCACTGTTACCGTATTTGACACATTGTGGCGGGTCTTTGGGTTTATACATAGTTCTACATTTGTCCCTGCTTCCACCCAGTTGTTTTGAACTAGTTTCACTTTTTCTAGTAGGTTCTTACCATATAGCTCTTCACGATATAGTGAACCCTCAGGTGAAATGATTGGGAACGCAACACAATAATCTGTGCCATTTGCAGACCATACAGATTCTTCAACCATGTATGGGTTTGTCTTTGCGATTAGCTGACCAACCTCGGTCTCTTTGTTTAGTTGAATATGACGGAGATAACGAGGAGAATGCTCAGCATGTATACCGCTCGCCGTTTGGAGTAAAACGGAAGCGTTTCCACTAGGTTTAACACACGTTGTTCTAGCTGCCGCATTGATTCCGATAAGTTTTGCAACTGTTTTGTTAACTTGTTTGACAATTTGTGCTCCTTCCTTTTGCACTTCCTCATCGAGTAAAACTTCTGGATTGTTCATCCAACCAGTAATAGAAACACCTAAGAGTGCTTCCCTAGCAAAGATTTCTTTAGAAGTTCCGTTGAGGTATTTGAAGTCTGTGTACCCTGCTTGGAGTGTTCCCATGATTGCTCCTGCTCGACAGGCTTTGAAGAACTCTTCTTTTGAGGTACATTTTCCACCGTTGATTTCTGTGAGGTTACATCCTTGCCATCCTGATTCTCCATTGATCTGAGGATACATTCCAATCTCAACACAAGGGTTCGTAGTGATATCTCTGTCGTCAACAAAGAAGAAACCTGGTTCTCCAAACTCTTTGATTGATCCCATGATTCTCTTAAAGTCTTCTTTAGATATCTCATCTCTAACAATAACAGCACTATTGTTACTGCGGCCCCGCTGAGGATTATCGATAAACCAATTACCAGTTTTAGCATTAATCATCTCCACATCGTCTGGCGAAAAGAGACAGATGGTAGCTGATCTACGGACCCCACCTGCAAGAACTGCATCAGCAGCATGCATAGCAATGTCGTATACGTCAATAGGACGCAAACGTGTTTCACCTTTAAGAACACGAGATTGAATCAAGTGTTCGATTTTGTCTAGTGATCTACGTAGTGGTTCTGGTCCTGGTGCTTTAAATCCACCATTGATCATAGCACCCTTTGGACGTACATGTTGTAGATCAAAATATACTTTACGTCCTTCCATTTCTGGGAACTGACCACCACCCACAAAGTATGATGACATAAGAGCACCCAAAGCATCTGCCCATCCTTCGATAGAATCTTCTACGACCCAACCCTTTGCTTGTTTCTTACGCTCTGCAATGTTAGGTAACTTAGCCACGTGATGTTGTTGCACTGAGAAGCCAGCTCCTGCGCCACAAAGTAGCACGTAGAACAATTCTGAAAAGAAGCGAGGTCTATCAGCATAAGTTGATGTACAGTTGTACATACGCATCTGATGTTTCTTTAGTTGGTCTCCACCAAACTGTAACGCTCGTTGTGCGCCTAATGCATACTGAAGTTTGTATAGAGATTCTGCTTCATCGATTAACTGAGCGAGATCAGGTGTCATCTTGTCTTTGTAGTATTCACGATGCATATTCATGACACGTGTTACGGCTTCTTCCCAAGTCTCGTAACGTTTTTTTTCCTCATCCCATCTACTATAACCTTCGTAAAACTTTGTTTGTGACATTAACTCACGTGTATCTCTATCTCTGTTGTTCGGGACAAGTTTGAGCATTTATGCATCTCCTAAATGTAAAAAGTTTATGCCACAAATCCGTATGATTCATGGCTTATTAATGATATAGTCTTTTATTGGTGTATTATATAGTATTAGAAATATTCTTGCAACAATATATTGTAACAAGTAGTAATATTTTTTTTAACTATCTTCTTTGGGTTTTTCTGGTTCTTTTGGCGTATCTGTCAGGGCTTCTTCGTAGTATCCAATGATCGCTTGTTGATCTTTTACATACCTACGTAGCTCTGCGATACCCAAAGCAAGATTTTCATAACCCTTTGGAGTAATAGCAAACAATACTACATTCCCAGTCTTGCTATTAATTTCTTCTAGTTTTTGTTCTAGATTTTCTTCAGTTACGACAAACCAATCCACTGGTGGAAACTCCACAGCCTTAGGACGTTCTTGGATTGGAATATTTTGTTTCTGATATTCAGTCTGAAGAACTACTTCCGTCTCCGGCGCCCTCGCTCCGCATGCTGCTATCGTCAACAGGCTCATCGCTAGGAGGGGTAGTTTCAGATTCGATACGATTGATGAGTTTTCCGACTGCTGCGTTAACTCTGTCTTCAAGTCCTTGTGCATTTGTTAATGCCTCCATAGTCAAGTCTATCTTTGCAAACACACCTCTCAGTTTATCAAGATGCTCTTGCGATTGTTGCAATCTTTTAGTAAGATTACGGTTTAGTTCTTCGTTCTTTTTTGCATCAGCTTGCATTTGCTCTACGGTATTCTGTAGTGTTTCTGCAGCTGTCTTTAACTTCACGTTATTTTCTCTGAGTGTTCCAATAGTCTCTTGTGACCACATGTAATAGGAATACCCTGCGTATCCCACACCACTCATCAAACTGATTAACAATAATATAAGATATAATCTAGCCATTACTTTTCTATATGATTCCTAAACTTTTTGAGAAGTCTTGGAGTCTTATCCTTTTTGCGTCTACGATCAGTGACGTTGATAGGCAACCCTATCTTACGTCTGAGTATATGCATGGGAAACCGTTTGGGTGGTCCCATGTTCTTTGTATCTTGTGGGATGCCTGCATCTGCTGCGGTCATCATTTCTTCTTTTAGTTCGCTCATCTTGCGAGTTCTCCTACGGACACGTAAACGGTCTTGTTGGTTCTAACATGAGTTGCTTCGTAGATATTTATACCAAACATATGTCCGACAGGGTAACAGTTATCTTCAACACGAATCTTATCTCTTGCATTGACCATTTCATCTAGTGTGTCGTTCAATAGCTTTTCACTAAGAACTTTGTACACTCCAGGTGTCAATCTACCATCTTCTAATACAAACCATTGACTGCTTTCGTTTAGAAAGTCGTTCTCTGCGCAGCCGAAGTGTTTATGAGTTGCCTCATTAAGCTTGTTGGGGGTGATACTAAACTTTTCTTTAAGTAGATAAAGTGCAGCTGCATAGGATGCTAGTCTACTCCCACCACCAGGAGCCTTTGCCATGACCTTTTTTATATTAAAAACAAGTCTGTGAAATGGTGTATAGAAGTTTCGATAGTTATCTCGATCTTCTATATTGTCTAGTGTAAAAGACTTTTGACGTTTACCATCCTTGTCGATGATGCCAAGTTTGAATGCTTCAGTTTCTTCGAATGGCGTAGTAAGTAATCTCAAAAATCTAAAGGTGTATACTAGATCACCTGCTCTTTTGACGATGCCCATTATATTTCCCTCAGTCTTTCTATTACCTTTTTATCCATTTCGATTTCTGTGTATTGATCATTGCGTATGTGCCTTAAGAATATTAGAAACGGCTTCAATGCTGACCAATACTTTTCATCCATATGATATTCTAACATTTTCAAAGAGGGTTGTATATCAAAAACATTGAAGATCACGATTAAGTGATTTAATATCAATCTTTCAGACAACTCACCTGTATTATTATAACGATTGAATAGACGCTTCAAGTACATGAATCTTTTCAGATCATCATAAAACTCATCAGCGTCTATCACATTTGGTTTATAGTAATGCTTTGCAGCATATAAAAAAATATTATCATCAGTTAGGTTATCAAAGAGTTGCATTTTTCATCCAAATAATAATCGGTTCGATTTTATTTAGACAACAATCCTCTCATCGTTTCAACCAAAGTTGATTTTGATTGACGACGATCTAACTCAACACCATGTTCACGACCCAAAGCCTCTAGTTCTGATTTAGTCATAGACTCTAGATCATCCATTGGCATGTCAGTCTCTACTTCTTGAGCATCTTCCCATGCAGCCATTGCAGCTTCGATCTTACCTTCTTGGTTCATATCCTGAATATCTTCAAAGCTAGGAATACCATAGAACTCATCAACCTGTGCCTGTGTGAACTTAGACGATACTAATAGTTCCCCTGAGTTTGGATCGACCCATCCACGTCTTGCTTCAGGGACTGCTGTATTACACCATGCGGGTGGTTTAATAGGCATTTACTTTCCTTTCATTGGAGTTGCAGAAGGGATCACCTTCTTATCACCTTTCATGTTATCACCTGGACGTGCCTTGGCAGATGGTCCTACACGGCCTGCCTTTGAAGCATCATCATGACCTTTTTCATCATCGTTGTTAATCTCTTTTGGTTGATTAACCATATCCATCGCACCTTTAGATGACTTAGAGTTATCCATCATTCCTTCAGGCGGTGTTGCGCCTTTATAATGCTTTGCACGTTCTTCCATGATACGTGCATACACAGGTGGTAAAACAGATTCTTTAAATAGTTTTGTGATATCAGCACCTGAGACGTAATCAGGTAGCATCTTTTCTAAATCATCACGTGTTACTTTCGGCATTTTTGCTACTTTAGAAGCAAAGGCTTTCATTGTTTTTGATTTCATCATTTTAGATGAAATCTCTTTTCCAGTTGCTTCATCAAGATCAAAAGATTCATTAGCCATTGTATCGGCTTCGGCTTTCTTATCTTTTTCTTTCTTAGGATTCATGATGACTTCTTCTTCGTCAACTTTTTTCTTATCTTCTTTATCCCAAGGTGCTTTCTTTAATGACACTTTGTCTTTTGGTTGCGCTTTGACACTTGCCAATGCTCTACGTGCCATTTTAGCAGAAATAGTTGCCTCTTCCAAATCTACATCCTCTTTATAAGATTCTTTTGCGACCCAGTTTTCGCCTTCTTCGTCCTCAGAGTCGTATTCACAGCTTTCGCTTTGCGGTTTGCCAAAGCTGTCGCCACATTCTTTACAGACCATATTGGACATATCTTTTTCTTCATTCTTCATGGCTTTGCCGATAGCCTTACGACGATTGTGTAGATATTTGTCTGATTTATCTACATCACCATCGTTATCGATGTCTGCATCCGCTTGACCTACAGGGTCTAGTTTTTTCTTTTCGTTGACTTCAGAATATTTCTCAGCCAACCTTCTGATCCATTCGCTCATTGTGTTCTCCTTACATCCAAAGTTGAGCTGCGATTGATCCTGAAATAGCAACTAAAGCTACCCAGAACAATTTATTTATGAGATGAACGGTTCTGGCATTATCGTCCACTTTACGTTCAATATCGTCTAGCTTTTGAGATAGACGATTCACTCTTTCATACATTTTTTGATGGTCATCTTTCAGACCTATTAATTTTTCTTCTGCACGTGCCATCGCAACCATTGCCTCAGCAAGTTGATCTAACTTGTCCTCTATTCTATCAAGTCTTTTTGCGGTTGTTTCAGCCATTTTACTTTCCGTTGATTTATACTATTTATAAGCTATTTTGTTACCAAGATAAGATCAAAAGAAGAACTAATTGTGCTACCAGTAGAAGCAATCGCTCTTATTTCAATATCTGTTTTTGCCGGTATTAGCAATGGTATATCATAATTTCTTGTGTGATAACCTCCTGGAACATCCATAATATCTCTTGTCCTAAAACTTAGATATCCAGTATCAAATAAACGAGTATACAACGAAACCGTAGTTGCATCATTATAACTTCCTATACCAACATTCCAAGTTGTTAAGTATCCAGTACAATGTGCTGGAATTGTATATAAAGCAAGTTGTGTCTGCCCTAATCCAAAAGTTGTTCCACTTCCTATGGTGCCAATATCTGCTAATACTGTTCCGCTTCCACCAGCTCCTGTTGTAATTAACACATTACCGACATTTGTTCCAACAGATCCTGACTCGACAACAAAAGCTCGGAACACTCTTAAAAATTCTACTGTTCCAACAGACCCGCCTACTGTTAATGTTTCTTGTACATTGTTATAGTCTCCATCCAATCCTTGGACTGTAATGGTTCTTGCACCTGTACCACCAGCAGCATCATTACCACTACTGCTTGTAACATAAACAGTAGAAGGAGAAGTCAAATATGAATAAACTCCACCATACATCCAAATAGTTTCTGGTGCACCACCCACATTTGGATTTCTACCAAACTTGTGTATGTAATCTACATTAACAACTCTTTTTTCAGAAATATCTACTTTTTCTGCTAAATGAGTGTTTGCTAGATATTTACTTACTGCCATTTAGATTACCACTTGACTTTATCAGCCCAGTATGCTGCACTTGTCTTACCCTTGGCAATATTCTTTGCGTGACGTGCCTTGAAAGACTTACGTTTCTTTTTCATACGATCAGATTCACCAGGCTTTGGATCACCTGCTGTGCTTGCACCTTGTTCACCAAAGCGAATAGTCTTTACTTTGCCACCATCCTTAACCACAACAACATGTGATTTAGTAGGATGACTAGGTGTACGTTTGGGTTTACTAAAACCAGATACCCCCGCCCTTTTTAAGGCAGGGTGTTTTTCTTCGCAGAATGCCTTGAACTTAATCATCGTTCTCTCCATTGTTTTTCATATAGTCACGAACAGAGTCGATATAATCAGTAGCTTTTGTTATCTTATTTTGAACCCATTCAGGTAGATTATCGTTGTCTCCCATCATGTCATGCAACTCTTGTGCTGCATCGATCATGGTTTTCAACTGAGTTTTAGCCATGTCACCTTCTTGATCATATTCAGCAGGGTCTTTGGCTTCTCTTAAATCTTTAAACCTTTTCATTACTTTTCTGCTCTCTTACGAATATCAGCCAATGATTTTTGAGTTGAACTCATTTTTTTTGGCTTCTTAAGACGATCCATATGTGCTGCATATTTTGCATCATCAATCTTAGGTGCTTTTTCACCTAGATTACGTGCAGTACGGTTGATGCCCATCTGCTTCATTTTTTTCAGTTTTCTATCATGATCTTTTGACTTTGCCATATCTGCATCTGCCTCCGCATCATTACCGGCAAGCTTATTAGCACCTGCACTATTACGTGCACGATCACGTTTATATTCACGTCCCTTTAATGCAGCATGGTATTTCTTTGCAGATATTTCGTTGACTGACTCATCCATCTTGTTCATGATAGCATTCATCTTACCGTCAAGTTGTTTCATCTCAATAGCACTTAGACCCTGCTTCTTAGCCTTAGCAAGTGTAGTATATCTTTCACGGTTCTGATTACGATCAGAGTTACCTGCTTTCTTCAAGCGATTGTGGAAGTCTTTGGCTAGTGCGTCAACTCTGTTTTCTTGAAGAGTTTCTTCGTTCATCCGCTTTGTTTTAGTACCCAGATTTCTCGCTCTTTTTGAGGCATCATTAGCACTCATAGTCGAATGGTATGCTCTAGACATATGTCCTGCTGTTTTAGTAAGAGAACCATCACTAGAATGAGAAGAATCATTATGTGCTTCTGCTGCCTTATCATGAGCATTAGCGGCTGTGTTATGCAAATGCTTTAGCTTCATACTAGAAGTTTTCTTAGCCGCCGCTCTATGCGCATCTGCAACCGTTCTGTGATGATCAGCAGTTTTATCATGCGCATCAGCTTGACTACTCGTTACAACCTTTGGTTTGTTTTTCCCTGGACCGAATGCATGTGCATCACCAGAATACTTTTTAGTATGATTTGGCGGCTTTACTGTCTGATGTGTAACATCTTCATCAAGTTCAACAGACTCTATTACTACGGATGCCCCATAGAAGTTTTTAAGGTCTCTAGCATATTTATGAACATCTTGCTTACCTTTACCATCTACTTTCAATCTTAGTCCTGTTGATGAAACAGAAAACCCCTTTTTCATTAAATCTTTTTTGGCTTGTTTCATTTTTTCAGGTTCTTTAAAGCTGACTGACATTTTGTCTTTCATCTCTTCAAGTTCAACAGACTCTTTTAGTGGATTTGTGTAGTCGCCGCTCTTGATACGTCCGACAATACGTCCACCACCATCTTTAACAACAAAGTCGCCGTTGTTAGCAACAGCAGATGTGTAACCAGGCTTTGCTCTTTTACCACCAAGTGCTTTAGTCATAAGAGCCTTTAGTGCCTTTTCTTTTGCACCTTCATCAAGATCAACTTCTTCTGCAACTTTCTTTGCAGTAGCAGTAGCGATTGCCATTTTCTTAGCCATAGGCATATTAGGATTGTCACGCTCCATTGCTTTTGCAATCTCTTCACGCTTTTTGATCTCAGCAGGTGTCAGCGTTTTTTCTGCCTGTAGTTTTTTACGTAGTGCTGCCAAATCCATTTTAGTTTGATCCTTTGATTTCTTTAATGCCTTTTGGAGATTTTTAGTTCCAGTAGACTTAGCAATAGTCTTTGTCAAGTCCTTGAGATTGATCTCATCAAGATCGTTATCTTCTCTTTTCGCCATACGACGATCCCGCTCTGCCTTTGCAGCAGAATGCATGGGGTGATTTGGATTTCTCAGAATAGTAGAAAGTTGTCTATTAGAGTGTTGTGTTACGTCATCCATTATGCCAAATCCTTATCGTGGTTTAGAGTACCCTTCTTTTTCTTTGTAATGAAAGCATTTACTCTTGCATGCCCCCACTGTTGAGGTGTTGTGCCTGGCCTATGGCCTGTTTTCCATGCGGCGACACCACGGTCATAAACTTTCTTTAGAGTGCCAACAGAAATACCAGACTTCTTAGCCTTATCTGCCATGCTTGCCTCTAAAACAATATGGTTCTTAAAGTTAATCATCTGAGATACCTCTGTTTCTTCGTAGCATTCTTGCTCTTCTCGCTCTATCTAAAATACTATCATGACGCCGCTTCATCTTA